TGGCGGACCTGGAGCTATGCTTTATTATGACATTGTAAAGATAAAAAACCCAGGTGACATGGAAGATATAAAATATATAAAAAGCGGTAACACAGATTATAAAGGGTTTTTGAGACTACCATGAAGCTAATAGACATCATAGAGGCTCATAAATATTCCAAAGAAGATGGAAGGGATTATGATAGGGAACGTAAGTATAATAAATCCAAAACTGGTTACAGGGCCAAACTCAACAAGTACAATAGAGACAAAGGTACGTATGCAAACGGCGATGGAAAAGATGCTAGTCACAGCGGCGACACCATTGTCGGTTTTGAGCCCTCATCTAAGAATAAGGGACGAAAGGAAAAATCAAGACTCAAAAAAAAGAAAAAGGAGTAAGAGTTTGATTTTACGTAGTGGGCCCACTTCATCAATGATGAGCAACGTCACAAATATTAGGGGAGATAATAGACAGATGAATAATCCTGGCGCTTATAGAATTAAAACATCAGTTAATTTTTCGGACAGCTCTCCTGTAGGATCAATAGGCAACGCTCCCAAGGCGAGAGAAAACATTACAAGAATGTTGCAACACGTTAGTGAAGGTAGGAACATTGATCTTTTAGCCTAATAAATGATATTTATGTAAGTGATTGTGAAAAACAGGTTATTGATTATGTAGAACAGGTTAATGTAGAAACTAATACTCTACAAGGAGAAAATGTATGGAATTTGGACCGATTTTTGAAAACGTAGCGAGCGTATTTGCATTGTTGATTGCTCTCTCAGTTATTATTGAGAGAGGTTTAGCTACTGTTTTCGGATGGAAGTACTATGTGAAATTGCTTAGCGGTAAGGGATTGAAGGTTCCTATCACGTTGGCGGTTTCTTTTGTAATAGCCCAGCAGGTACCAGTTGACTTGATAGCCATGCTCTTCAATGGTGAAGCATCATTGTTAGGCCAAGTATTGACGGCTGGTTTACTGAGCGGAGGCTCTAAGCGAATTGCAGAAACCTTTGGTGATCTTAAGAGGGCTGCAGAAGAGTTGAAATAACTCATTAAAAGTATGTGGGCCTAGAAAGCCCACATACACTTTATAAAGAGAAGCTTAATGAATTTAAAAGATGTCACAGAAGATAACTGGATCAAGGGAGCCATAAAGAAACCTGGCGCTTTACGCAAGCAACTAGGTGTAAAGAAGGGCGAAAAGATTCCAGCTGCTACTATTAATAAAAAGATTGCCACTTTGAGCAAAAAAGGCGAAGGCGACAAGAAGCTCACAAAGCCTGAGAGAACTGAATTACAAAGACTGAATCTGGCAAAAACTCTTAAAGGTATGAAGAAGAAATAAATGCAATTATTTAATATCCTTACCGAAGGCGACGGCAGCATCAGATCTATGATGGCGCAATTTGTTAATGCCCAGAAAAAAGATGCCCGAAGAGCACAAAATAAATGGTTAGGCATGATTCAAGCTCGACTTATGGATTTAGGTTTTAACTACAAGAGGCGCCGAATGATTGTCTCTCAACTAGTTACCATAGCTGATCAAAAACAGTTTGATACTCTTATAGCTCAGTATAAGTTATTTGGTAACTATTCTAAAACATTCAAACATACAGAGGCAACTTTGATTAATGCGTTACGAGAAGCCGAAGAAGGTGAAGAAGAGCCCTCAGATAAAACAGAGAAAAAGTTTAAGCTTGTTTTGCAAATACCTTATACTACCGCAGATGATAAGGATCAGAAAGAAAGAAAATTCAAATATGACATGAGCATCAATGATATAGAAATAGAAGGACTCACACCTGTCAATGTTTCTGAGCTCAAAGATGGGGTGTTAGACTTTCAAATTGTTGCTTATATCAAAACCTCTCTTACTCGTACTGAAGTTACTGCCGTTCTAGAACCTGACTACGTAATTCATAAAATGCAACGGCTGGATCAAAAACCAGCAGATGATGAAGCCGAGGACGATGGCGATATCAAATAGAGATCTTAGTGCCATTAAAAATGGTATAGATATGAATCAAGTGGTACGTATTCGTTATGACAAAGAAGATAAGGAATACAAAAAACCTAAGCCCTATGGTACTACTATATCTGGCGAAACAGTTACTCGTAATCTAGAACCTTACGACATAATTGAAGAAAGCCTAAAAAATGGTAAACGTAAAACTTACCTTTATGGTTATGACATCACGCGAGCTGTAAAAACTAGAGGCCGAATCAAAAAATTTAATTTAGAAGGCATCAAAAACGCACGATTACTTCAACAATGGTTTTCTCCTAGAGATTGGACAAGAGAATGAGTTTGGGAATAGCTATTCTTGCTTACCAGCGGCCGGTTAAGTTAGAATATAGTTTACAGAGTTATCAAAATAATGGTTTATTTGATTTGGTTGATGAAGTGTATCTTCATTTTAATGGACGAACAGAAGAAACCAATAAAGTTATGGAGAACTGGCCTAACGTATCTTGGGGTGGCGATGAACTTAACTACGGTATTGGGTGGGGGATGATAAAGGCTATTGAAGGATTAAATACAGATAGTGTTTTATTTTTGGAAGAAGACTTTTACCTATCTAAATCTAAAGAAGAAACAAAAGAACAGATAGAAGCAGGTTTGACGGCACTTGAAAACGGTATAGATATGGTGAAGTATAGGGAGGTAGAAGATTATAAGACTACATCAAATGAAGCTGTAAAATGGGCTACTGTTGATTGGAGAACAGAAATAAGGCCGAGTCAGTGGTACATAGGGTTCAGTGATGACTGGGTTTTTGGAGATAAACATCCTGAGTTATGTACCAAAATTAATGACAAGCTTTATTCTATGAGTTCTAAACATGCACATTATAGTAATAATCCTTATTTATGTAAGAAGGATTTTGTATTAAGATTAAGTAGAGATGTGGGATTTGTGACCTGTAAAGATCCGTCTAAAGAAGATCCACCTGATCCGCTTTATCCAGGATACGGTAGACATCCCGATTTTGAACAACAAGTATGGGATTATTGGCTAGAGCAAGACTATACGATGGGTATAGTAAAGGGACTATTTAAACATTATCCAGAGTACGGATTTTAGTAACAGGGGTTGAGGATGGATGAAGAACAACTAAAAGAATATGTGAGGTGCCGTAAGGATCCAATTTATTTTTTCAAGACTTATGGTAGAGTGCGTCATCCCACCAAAGGGTTGCTTCCATTTGACTTATGGGAATTTCAAGAAGATACACTTGAAAGCTTTTTAGATAACTCTTACAATATTATTCTCAAAGCACGACAGCTTGGTATCAGTACACTTTGTGCTGCATACGCCGGATGGTTAGCCAACTTTTTCAAGGACAAAGAAATATTCATCCTTGCTACCAAGAGAGATACAGCTACTAATCTTGTTGATAAAGTAAGAGTATTTTTACAAGAGATTCCTGACTTTCTAAAGAGCGACTTGATGGTGGACAATCGGCAGAGTATGGAGTTGGCTAATGGTAGTAAGATAAAGGCTGGCGCAACGGGTACAACCTCTAAAGACGCTGCTCGTTCCGAATCTTTGAGTCTTCTCATTATTGATGAGGCAGCTTTTATCAAGTCGATGGATACTATTTGGGTTTCTGCTCAACCCACCCTGTCAACCGGTGGTGACTGTATCGTGTTGTCTTCACCTAATGGTATTGGTAATTGGTTCCATAAAATGTATATGGATGCTCAAGCGGGAGCAGGGGAGCAAGTAGGAAAACGGAATGTGGCATTTAGGCCTATAAGTTTACTTTGGAACTTACATCCAGATAGGGATGATGAGTGGGCACGGGAAGAGAAAAGAAAAATAGGCGATCAAGCGTTTGCTCAAGAACATGGTTGTGACTTTTTACAGTCGGGTAATAACGTAGTAAGCATAAAAGCGCTTCAGTGGTATGAGGAGCATCCCAACGAAGAAGAGCCAGCGGATGATGGCTTTAGACCTTACTTGAGGGAACCAGAAGAGAAGACATGGATAGATAAAGGGTTATGGATATGGAAGTATCCCGATTACACCAAACAGTATTTGCTATGTGCTGATGTGGCAAGAGGCGACGGGGAAGACTTTTCTGCTTTTCATATTATTGATGTGGAGAATTATGAGCAAGTAGCAGAGTATAGGGGTAAGGTTAATACTGATGCTTTTGCTCACCTTATACATAACACAGCAGTTCAATATAACAATGCTTATATAGTGGTTGAAAACGCCTCTATGGGTCATCATGTGGTGATGAAAATCATAGAGATGGAGTATAAGAATATGTATTGGACGATAAAAGATTTAACAAAGATACATGAAAGCAACGCTAATCAATTACAGTATGATATTTATAATGTTCCAAAGAATGCTGTGCCTGGATTTACCATGAGTATGAAGAGCAGACCAGCTTGTATAGCACGGTTGGAAGAAGACTTAAGAACACATGACTTTACATTACATTCTAAAAGAACTTTTGCCGAACTGGAAACTTTTATATTTCACAATGGAAGACCGGAGGCTCTTGGAGGATATAATGATGACCTTATATTATCACTAGCTATGGGCATGTATGTTAGAACTACTACTCTTAAGTTTAACTCGCGTGACGAGGAACTAACAAAGGACTTGTTGCAAGGGTTAAATTTTAATAACACACCTTATGAGTTTGGTGTTTGGAATGCGAAGTCTAAAGAACAAGAGAAACAGTGGACTTTCGATACAGGCACAGGACAGAAAGAAGACATGCGATGGCTAGTGTAGGCGATGGCTGGGATCAATATCAAAAATTGGTAATGGAAAAGCTAGAAAGGTATGATGGTAAGTTTAGTAACATAGATAGCAAGCTTACTCAGATACAAATAGACATTGCTACACTAAAAGTTAAAGCAGGGGTTTGGGGCGGCATCGCAGGCCTTGTCCCTGTGGTTTTGGCGCTGGTGTTGTTTTTCGTAACACAATCAACAGCAAAATAAAGGATAAGAAATGGCAGATAAGTTTGACATACTAAGGCGATTACTCAAAGGTGGATCTGCAACTTACAAGATCCCTTCGGAGCGCCCCTCAAGCACGTCACAGCGTCGTGTTTTTGACTCGTTCCACAAAGCAACCCAGACCCTATATGGTGAAGGTCTTGTTGGTGCAGTAGAACGTATCGAGCGTATCCGAGACTACGAAGAGATGGATCATTACCCTGAGATTACAAGAGCCCTAGACATTTATGCTGATGATAGTATGACTTACTCTGAAGATGGCAAAACTGTTCAAGTTTTGTCTGATGATGATAAAATCGTGGGCGAGTTAGAAGAGTTATTATATCAAAGATTAGATATTGATTTTCATCTTTGGACATGGATAAGAAACATGGTAAAGTATGGTGATCACTTTAACTTGCTTGACATAGTAGAAAAAGAAGGTGTATTAGGTGCTATAGCACTACCAGTTGGCGAAGTAGAAAGAGAAGAGGGGTACAATAACGATCCTAATAGTCTGAGGTTCAAGTGGACTTCACAAGGGAATACCGTTTTTGAAAACTACCAAATATCTCACTTGCGAATACTGGGCGATGATAGATTTTTGCCTTATGGGCGTTCAGCTCTAGACTCTTCAAGGAAAGTATGGAAGCAGTTATTGATGGCTGAAGACGCAATGCTAATCTATCGTATTAGTAGGGCACCAGAAAGACGAGTATTTTATGTTGATGTTGGAAACATACCACCTAAAGATGTGGAAGGCTACATGCAGAATGCGCGTGATAAACTCAAGCGCATACCTGTTACTTCTGAAAGTAACGGACAGGTTGATTTACGTTATAATCCCGAATCTATACTTGAAGACTTCTTTATTCCAGTTCGCGGTGATCGCGGCAGTAGGATTGAAACCTTACCTGGCGGCGAAAACGCTGCTGCTATTGAAGACATTGAGTATTTACAAAATAAGTTGTTTATATCTCTCGGCGTTCCTAAGTCTTATCTTACCGCGGAAGAAGATCTCTCAGGCAAATCAACCTTAGCACAGGAGGACATTAAGTTTGCGAGAACTATTCAACGTATTCAGAAGATTGTTGTCAGCGAATTGGCGAAGATATCACTTATCCATCTTTA